ATATAGCATAATATCTTTCAGGTTCTAATCCATTCATGTAAATATCAAAATAATTACTGTTTATATCAGAACTTATTTGAGTATATTGATCATCAAAGTTAATAACATACTCATTAGTATCCAAGTCTTTTACAGCATAATATGAAGAAGTAGGTAAGAAATATAAATCAGTAAAATAAGATGATGTTTGAAAAGTTCTTGTAGGATATAAAGGACTAACATTTAATCTAAACCTATTTACACTACTCGGATAAAATATTCCTGGGTTTTCATTTAGGGCTAATTTAAGGTTAGTAGTAGTTACTATACTGCCACTTAATGGACTGTTTAATACTGTAGAGTAATCTATCCAACTAAACTCTAATTGGGGAGGATATATAGTATTGGTATCAACACTATAATATTTGAATATAGGTTGAACATACTGTGATGGGTTAAATTCTAAGGATCCTGTGAGTTTGATTATGAGTCCGTAATTAGGGATGCTACCACTATACCACCCTTCAACAGCCGTTTTAACCCCAACGCTCATATCTTTATCACTTCTCAATTCAAAAGATTGAGTAGCTCTATATGAACTTACTCCCGAACCAGAGTAAAACCAATTACCTCCTCCTTGTGAAGCATATGTTGGATCAAATGACCCTGTAAATAATTCAGTGCCGACTGATCCTCCCATACTCCATGGGGATGAACCAGAGTATAGAGAAAAGCCCCAAGATGCACCATCTGTTGTTTGGGGGGAATCTAAATATTCTCCAGTTCCATTATTCCACTCTTGGGCTACAGGCCAAATTTCTAAGAGGGTTGTTGATGAAATACCTTGAGCGGTTGCTATAAAAGATTTAAAATTTACATCCCATTGGGCACCGTTAATTTTATTAGAAATAACATCTGTTATTTCGTCTTGGTCATATTGGACTAAAAAACGAGCTATATCAGGAGTTCCTTCAAAGGTTAAAGCATTGTAAACTTCACTTATAGCATCCATACCAGCATTCATGATAGGATAATATGAATATAAAGTGGTATCCTTATAGGGAAATATTTTATAAACAGCCATTTTTTATTATAAATATTATAAAGGCACAACTTTCCCTTTAATATCTGAATTAGGGTATCTAATTTCAAATATACTAGGATCTAATGATGGGTATATTACTTGATTTTGAGTAGCACCTTCAATATCATAAGAATATGCTGAGTATCCTGAAGCTGTTCCAGATTTGTTTACTATGCTTATTTGTTTTATTGTTTGAATACCTTTTATTTTGTCTAAAAGGATATAAAGGTCTCTAAGAATAATAGGTTGGTTTATTTGCCAATTATCTAAAGAGAAATAATTTTGTATTGCTGTTATACAGTTCAATAAAACTTCATTATTATTGAATTCAGGTAAAACTATTATTTCAAAATTAACTCCTATATTGATTATGTACGCATCTTTAATTTCAATATTATCTCCTATAATTCTATATTGGGATAAGTAAGTTCTTAAATTTTGTTTTAAAACCCCAGAAGCATAATCTAATTGTCCTGAGGAATTATATGCTAGGCAATACAAGTTGAGGGTTTCAATAGTAGAAACCTGTTCATCAGTTAATTTAGGTTGTTCAATATATGCTTTGGCTATAGATCCATATTGAGAAGGCATGCTCAAAGCTCTAATTAAATAGTCATCAGCTGTAACTGATCGTTTTTGGGAGGCTATTAAGGCTAAAGTATTTTGTCTTATTTCTTCTAAAGTATCTCCTCCTTTTCCTCCAGAGGCCGCTACAGGATTAGTAACTTGGAGAGAACTAAGTATATTATTAGCTATAGAAGAATTTAAATTAAAATCATTAAATCTTACAAAAGTACTATCAATATTATTTAAAGTATTTGCAGAAACGTTTGCAGATACTCCTCCTCCAGTTAAATATCTTACTGTTAAAGTTGTATTTGCAGGAGCAATACCATAAGTATTAGTATAAAGAAAGTTTGAAGGTGAATAAGCAGTGGTTAATTTATCTTTTTCAAATGGTAAACCTAAACCAACATTATTTGAGTTTGGAGTTATTTCTTCATCTGTATCAGCAGGATTTCCTGATCCGAATTGGATTTGGAGATTAGATAAAGAAGTAAATCTAGTTGAAAATCTTCGTTGAACTTTCTCTAATTTTAATAAATAAGGTACTTGACCGCTTAATGCTACGTTATTAGGATCATTTACATTTGTATTGGATATAGGTTTAAAAACCATTTCTTGACCCAAATGATCTACCTCATACCATATATTCCCTTCAGAATCAGTAATATCAAGAATTCTTATGATGTTATTAGCTGTTATATTAACTGTTTGGAATGGAGTAGGAGATGAAAATGTGAATGTTTGAGTTGAAATAGTACCTGAGGTTGCTTTTCGGGATTTTTTAAGTAAAAAAGATGTTGGGGCATCATTAAATATTTCAAAAACCGAGATTTCTGTTGGATCAGAAGAACTAGAACGAGAAAAATCAACTCCATCAGCAAGTATAAAAGAGGCACCAACTGTAGAAGTTACCGGAGCATTTTCTGAAATATTTAGGGCATATGTAAAATCAGGGACAGCTTCACCTCCTAAAGTAATAGCAGGAACTTGTTGGTAAATATCTATAGTAACTTGAGATACTCCTGTTGTTTTTGGTTTATAACCAAACATATAAGCTAGTTCAAACACATTATTAGGTTGTCTAGCATATTGTAGAAAGTTTTCTTGAAATTGGTTATCCAAATAAAAACTTAAAACATCTCCAACATATGCTGCTTGTTCCATAACCATCATTCCGGGGGATGATGGAGTAAAGTCATTATATGTGTCCGGGAAATATGTTTTAGAATATTCTATAAGTCTATCCCTAAGAGATGAAAAATCTCTATTTAGGTATTTAATATTTCTTTTAACGGGAGTCATCATTAGAATTCAATTTCAATAGTATCGTTTATATTAGTATTTATTATCTCATAATAAAGATTTAGAATCAAAGTATTTTCGGTTTGGGATAATTCTAATGAAATAACATTTACTTGAGGGAAAAAATTTTTAATTTTAAACTGGATAGAATCTTTTAGTCCTCCTAGGCTATTAAGAGACATTTGTTCAAAAATAAAGGGTCTTAATCCTCCTCCAAATTCAGGATTAAGATATCTATCTCCTGGGTTGGTGAGAAAAAAATTTATTAAATTATTTTTTATGGCTTCTTTTGTAGTGTAATTAGATATAAAAACGTCATTCCCATTAAAAGGAATATTTATTCCTACCGCTTTGTTAGGATTTAAATCAATGGGGTTTATTTGAACTGGGTTGAAAGCCATTATTTATTACTTAATAGTCCCATAATTTGATCCATACCTACTTCACCCTCACCTAAGGTACCATTTACTGGGTCTATTCCTCTAGGGTTAAAAGGTTGAACGTTTTGTGAAGTAAAACTTAAAGCAGTCTCTCCTAAAACGTCAGCATATTTTGATCTTAAATCTACAGGTGGTTGTGAAAATGTGGGTTGAGAGGGTTGAATTGGATTTGTTGTTGAAGCATATGATTCTTTAACAACAGTTTTAGATGAACGAACAGCTTCTAAAAGAATATCCTTTAATTCTTCTTGGATGGCTTCTTTTACTGCTTCTTTAATAATTTTTTTTAATCCTTCTGTTTTCATATAATTATAAATATTAAATTAGTCGGCTTTTAATTCGTTTATTTGTATATAGAATACTAGCTCATCTATTAATATCTGATCAATGGATGAGAAAGACCATTCTCCTTTTAACATTACTATTCCTTTTTTATTTCTAGCTATTGCTCTTCTTCGCTTTAAAGGCTTTTCAGTTATTTCAGTTTCAACACCCATTTCAAATCCATTAACATTAGTAACTACAGGAGATTGCTGTTGGGATTGTTGTTGGGTCAAAATAGTAAGTTCTTCTGAGACTTGTAATTGTTCAGCTTCAGGGTAGCATTTTTGTACCAATTGATCAAGTAAGTTGAGTAATTGGACTACTTGTAAAAGAGTTTGTCTTAATAAGACTAAAATAGATAGCACACTAACATTTACATTTCTTAGTTTACCTATAAGTTTATCAATTCTATCTTTATTATCTTGAATACCTAATATAACGTTAACTGGGAGGCCAGGGGTTCCTGGGATTCCAGTAGAGGATGGGATGGGTAGATTTTTTAGTACGTTATATGCTATGTTTAACCCTTCTATAACTCCTCCTGCAATTCCTAAAGCTTTGGTAGTACTATCTATTAATTTTAAAGTATTATTTAGCTGTTTAACTAATTTATTTTTTTTATCTATTATGGATGTTAATTCTTGTTGGGTAGGACATGTTGATCTATTTTGAATAGCATCTAGAATATTACTCTGGTTTTGGGATATTAAGTCAGAAGCTTTAGTTATTCCAAAAGATGCTATTAAAGTTAAAGTAGCAGGGATTAAAGTTGATTTAAGAGTAGCAATTTGATCTGAAAGGCGTTCTTGGTAAAAGAAATCAGTTCCTTTAGATTCTTTAGATAATTCTTTAATTTGATCTGTGTTTAGTTGGGAAGCTCTAATTTTATCCCGTTCCAAAGCAACATTTGTAGGGGTTAAAGAAACTACACCTAAATCTGTTTTTGCGGTGCCATCTCCTTTATAAGGAATAATTTCTAAAGATTCATACCCAGGAGATGAAATAAGGATTTTTGGCAAATCTTTAGGATCTGTTACAGAAACAGAAGATGAAATCTCTATGGGGATTTGATTATTAGCCATTATGGATTAAGTGGTGTTGATATAGGTTGTACTTTTTTAATTTCTAATTTTTGTATTGGTTGATTAGTTGTATTATCAATTACGGTTATTGATGGTGAAACAGCTTGTGGTGGAGGGGGTAATTCCCATAAATTAATAATAGCAAATTGTTGAAGTTTCCCAGGACCTACTAATCCAACAGATTGTAAATACTTATTTAATTTTTTAACTCCATCAACATCATTTTTTATAGTTTTATCTTCATTTCTAGTTTTACTAAAAATTATACAACCTGCAGAACTTTTTTCACTAGTTCCTTGATGGATAAAAACTACATCAAAAGCTACTGGTCCCCTATCAGTAGCAAAACTATCACTAGTGTAAACATCGCGTTCAAAAATTTTATATCCTGTGGGATCACTTTTAGAACCAACTCTCATTCCAGTTCCATTATAAAATGATTCTCTAATAAACTCTTTTCCGGTAGATGTAGTAAGTACAATATTATAAACATTAGCGGGTACCCCATTAAATTTACTAGGATCTTCAAGTGTATCAGGTATGGCTGTTTGTCCTGCTATTTTTTTACTTCTGATAGCGTCTTCAACCGTGAATCCTAGTACTTGTTTATTATGCCACATAGTACCACTAGTTCTTCCACCCCCAGGAGTATTTGGAATTGTATTTTCTCTAACTAAAACAACATATTTAGGATTTGAAATTATAATTTTAACAGACTCTGGGAGATCATTAAATTTAATATATTTTCCATTTAAATTTCCTCCTATAGGGGTTGGGAAATCAAGAGCTTCAATATATTGATATTCAACCATTTAAATAGTTTTTACAAAATTAGATTTGATACTATCTATATCGTTATAAACTTTTTCAAATATTTTTTGAGAAGCATTAGCCACAGTTAATATAGTAGAATTAGGAACAGGAACGCCCCCTGGCCAATTTTGTATGGTTTTTAATGCTTCAGATAAATTTTTTAGTTCAGTTATAAGGATTTTTAAATATTCTACTGTGTCATTTCCTTTTAAAACAGGTTGGGGGTTATTTTTGGATCCTAAATATACATTTTGCCCATCTATGACTATATTTTTCCCTATTAAATTTATTTCTTCATAGCAAGATAAACCAATAGATTTTTTAGCACTAATTAAAATACTATCATCTTTAGCATTTATTACTATCCTATCAGAATTAGTTATTATTTGTGGTTTAACATATTCTGATGGGGATAGAGGAGGAGTAATCCATTTTTGGGATTGGAATTCTTCTCGGGATATACTGAATGGGAGTTTTTGGTTTGAGGTTAAATAAATAGATGATAAATCTCTATTTATATTTTCTACAGTAGGAATATATCCTATTGAGGTATTGCTTGGATCATGCCCATTAGATAAAATAGTAATAGGAGAGTATTCCTCACCACTATCAGACCATGGGTTAGGATTAACTTGTGATCTATTAGTACTTCCAAATCTAAGAGAACTCCCAAAACTTCCTTCAAACAAAACATCATATGTGTAAGGAAATAAGGGATGAATATTAGCTTTTATATATGAAGGATAACTGATTTGTGGAGAAGAAGCGAATGAAGGAGAATAATTTTCTTCTGTGGGGATAGAAACAGCATTGCTGTTAGGATTTTTAAATACGTTTAATGGGGGAAGATAAAAATAACTAGTTTTTAAACTCTCATCTAAAAAATCTTTAGAATAAAAAATCACAACTAATTCCCCTGGTGTGGGGTATACACTTAAATTGGATGAAAATGGTCTTGCTGTTCCTATTTCAATCCCATTAAAGTCTGTAAAAATAATTTCCCCCATATTTAAATAATTATCTGGGGATAGGTTAATTTCTTTTATTTTTCCAAAGAATATACTGCCATTTGAAGGATCCGGGGATGGGGTCCTAGCATTAGAAGAAATAGGAGAAGCATTTTTAACAACCCCTGTATATCCTGTTTTATTAATCATCGTTAGATTTAGGCTTAAAGTTTTTAACCTCAGCTAACAATTGGGCTTTTTCTTCTTCAGTCATCCCAAAGTTCCCATCATCACTAGATTCAGAAGCAAGGGCTCTTTGAACTATGGTAGCCATTTTAATTAATGCTTCATCATTTTTAATGGATAAATCCATGTATTCTTTAATAAGAGGTACTACTAATGTAGCATCCCCTATATCATTAATTAATGGTTTTAGTTCGTTTATAAGAGCAGAAATTTGCTCTTCTTTTTTCTTCTGGTTATTATAAATTTCTTGGAAAATGTCAGAGAGTTTCTTTTTACCAAAAATATTTTTATCAAGACTACTCATATCTTTTTCTTATAAATATTCTATGGTGCATTCTTTAAAATTTAGATAGTCATTTTCTAAATAAAAAATATAATTCTTTTTAAATATATCTTCTAAAACGTCTGCTATTTTTGTAATTTTTGGGGTTTTAACTTCTATTTGTTCGTGCACATAGATATAAAGGGCCTTTTTATTAAAAACATCTATGCCATCTCTTTTTCTAAAAAGTTCTAAAATAGCATCGGCAATTTGAGCATCATTTCCTTTAGAGAAAATAACATATAAATTTTCGGTAATAAAATTAATATATTGATCCATAAAATAAGAAAGACGATCATTAGAAGAAGACGATTCTAAAGTATAGGAATGGTTTTCATCTTTAGACAATTCATCAACTGATGATTTTTGGATTTTTTTCTTATAGTTCTTCTCATTATATAGGATTAACCATCGTTTTACGATAGTTCCAAAATAAGAATAGGCTTTAGCCCCATTATCTGGGTTGAAAAGATGAATTTTAGAAAGGAGGAAAATTATAATTTCATGTTGAAGATGCTCTAAGTCATCTACTTCAGTATGGTAAAATTTAAACGTATGAATAATATTTTGAGTTAGCTTAAAAAAAGCATAATGGATTTCCTCTTCATATATTCTATTTCTTTCCCCAGGATCAGAGGTGCTATTGTATCTAACAATAGCATTCTCTGTTTCTTTAGTAAAATATCTTCGTTTTTCTCTTACTTTCTTAATCATCATTCTTAATTCGGATTACTTTAAAATCATTTAATATCTCTTGAATTTTTTTAATTGATTCAAAGAAAAATCCAATTTCATCATCTGATTTGAATGATCCTTTTCTATCTAATTCTTTTAGTTTTAAATCCGAAACCTCAATAACTTTAGAAATTCTATCTAGATAATTTAAATACCCAACAAGGATATCTTCTGATTTTTCTTGTTTTTTTAAAAGATTAAAAGTCGTGAATCCTAGAATCACGACTAAAACTGATAAAACTGATATAAGAGCTACTATCATAAGTTATTTAATAAATTTTTAAGTCCTTCGTTTTTAAGGGACCCTAAAGCCTTATCTTTGGTAGGGGTCTTTTTAGGGGTATTTGATTTATTCCCCAATGTGAAATTATTTTCTTTATTTTCCAAAGATTTTTTTCCTCCTTTTAGTTTAGGGAGCCATTCTCTTTCAAATTCAATACGAGCCGCCATCAAATCGGCCTGGTGGAGAATAAAAGGGAGACAAGTTCTTGGCTTTTGTTCGGGCATGAAATTTAAAAGGTATTTTTTGTTTGCCTCGTCATATAAACCATCATGAGTCTGAATGGCTAACATTTCATTAAAGGTATACTGGATACCATGAGATTGGAGCATAAATAGACCTCTATCTGGGACTGATGAAAATGGGACTTTAGTATTAAACATATAATCCTCACCCAGTTTATCTTTTCGCCACTGGTCAGTTTGTGGGATATAAGATTCTTCATTTTCATCTCCCATTTTACCTAAATCATGGTTTAGGGCTGAAAATACAAGTTCCTCAATAGTAAAAGTATCCATATCTGCTCCTTCACTTTTCCATAGATCATATTGTTTTAAAGCACATCTAATAACTCTCAAAACATGCTCTACATATCCTCCTGGGAATGCGTTGTGGTATTCTTTTTTATGTGCCGCAGGCATTAACATCAGACGCTCAGCATATTGCTCATAAAATTCTAAAAGTTTTTCTTTACGAGGGGATGAAATATGTTCTTCAATATAAGACATTAATTCACCCCAGTTTTCTTGGATTTGTTCGGCTGTTAGATTCATAACTTTTTAATTTTCTCGTTCAATAATTGTTCTTAGATCCTCTAAGAGTTCATTTAGTTGTTTAACAACATTGTTTCTTTCTTCAGAAGAACCTCTGTTAATTGCAAAATTTAATTCTTTAATTTTACTGTGGATGGATTGTATCCTCCTTAACGCTAACTCTTTGTTTCTCATATCTATATATAACTGTTATTTATTCCCGTAACTCAAATATAAAACAGGGATCCTAGTCTTCCAAGTTTTCTTTAGCAAAATCTTGGATTTTTTTCAAAACCGCACATTTTTCAAATTGTTCTATTCCTTCAAAGTAAGAAATACACAAACCTAAATATTTTACAAATTCCAAATCAGAGGAAATTTTCAAATCATTAACCCAATCCTCATCTTCCCACTCCACTTGGCTAATCCAATACCATGCTCTTTCATAAAGCATCACATCCCCAGCAACATCAATGTCTTTAACATCCATAGTTCCTTCCATAGAAGAAAAAAGTATAACGACTTTATTTTTAAATATTAATCCGTTTTGGATTAGTTTTCTAAACATACCAATTTTAAAATATGGAGTTTTCTTAAACGTTTCCATATTCTCATCAAGGTCCTCTTCTTTAGTTCCCGTGTTTAAAAACGAAAAAAATTTACTTAAATCCATTTCCGTGGTTTTTAATTTAAAGAATTAATTTTGAACTCTAAATCATTAATTTTGCGCTCAACATCCGCAATATCAATCCTTAAATCCTCATAAAGTCTAATAGGATTTACAAAATCAGGATTAGCAGGGTGATAAGCCCACACTTCATCTTTTATAACATGTAAGGCATATAATTTATTTTGCAATTCAATTAATTCCTTCTCTAGGTTTAATTTCTCACCCATAATTGCCCATATTTTTTTACTACCCCATCCCAATATACATATATACCAGTAGGGGCAATATTTGTTATAAATATTATGATTTTATATATCTCGATCCTAATAAGGTAATGGCATCCTTAGCCTCATTCACACCTATGTTAAAAAATTCCCTATCATTATTTACCCTATAATCCCTAAGGTACTTATGAAGTTCACTTTCAAACACGTGAGCATTAAAGCATTTAAACGCGTAAGCAACGCTAAATTCGAGAGGTACGCCCGTTGATCGAGAAATTTGTTTAGCGCGTTTATCGGGCGTATGAGTTGTAAAACCAATTTTTACCAAATTAGGCATTGTTGGGTTTGTTAGAATATAAACCCACGAATCACCTTCACCCTCAAAGTTTTCATACAAGTTTTTTCTTCTTGCAGTATAATACACTACATAATCCCATTCTGGATCATTAGGGTCTTTACTCAGGGTAAAAAACACTGGTTCTGATCCTGTAAAATCTTCGGTAACTGGGATATAGTTTTGGGCTTCGAGTTCACTAATACGTTTGAGGGCCATAATCAATCGTTTTGGGAGTTATTGTATTCTTGTCTAAAGTCTTCATCAAAAATGTACTTTTGGAGAATTATAACATCATTATATAAATCCCACATTTGTACATTTTTATACATCATTAGAGAAAACGGGATCAAAGCTAGGAGGGTTAGTGATGGAATTATTCCTATGATAGCCAACACAAGTAGAGTAATGTTAGTTATTCCTAAAACAATGAAAGAAACTACTTGCAAACGCTTTTTGATCGTATTTGATCGAATTGATTTTTGGATTTCTGTTTTCATAACCTTTATTTTTATTTATACTGTAATATACAAAAAACATTTGGTATATACAAATATATTTTGAGAGGTTATAAAAATTTTTTAAAGAAAAGAGGTTGGATCCTTTATATTTTTTACGTATTTTGCAAGTTGGGAATTTGGGGTTAATTTATGGGGGTTGTTAGTGAAGGTATATAGGGATATATTATCGACGGGTGAAAGGGTGTAGTCGATTTATAAATTCATCACAGACCTTCCCACACCACGCCCCGCCATATATTGACACCAACGCGCGTGGGGATACTTGCGTAATGCCATATATATACGGCCGGCGTACGTACGGCAAAGGTACTTTATTAGGAGGGTGGATCCATGGGCTTAATTTTATTAGGAGATTAAATTTTAACTTTACTATGAGTCAATTTACCATCCTCAAAGTAATAGAAAGCCAAACGCCCATCGGGTTGTAAAATGGTAATGTTAGCGGATTCAGTTAAGCAGCCATCTATGTTTTGGATGCGCGATTGATTGAGTTGAATAAACGTGTATGTGCTCATGTG